GGTATAAAGTCCTTGCAGACTACAAACAATAACCCCGCCCGAACGAACTCAATCTCAGGGTAATGCACAAACACACAAGCGGCCATCAGTGCCAGTTGTTTTGGGTCTGCGTAGCGACTGCTCTTGCCCGTCTTGTAGTCAATGACTCGGGCTTCTTTCTTCTTACTGTCGATGATCAGCAGATCGGCTATGCCTCTGTACCAAACATCTTTGTCAAAGAAGCCACAAGGTGCGAACTTACCGTCCACCTTCTTGATGCCCATCTTTAACTCACAAATCTTTTCACCGTCAATCTTCATCAGCTTCTCAAGCATGGGTTCCATGTACTTGTATTGCTCGGGGATCGGTGTGCCATCCCGCACGTACTCTTCGGCGGCGGTGTGTACCGCAGTGCCATATAGCATTGCTTCACTCTCAGGCTCTTTGATATCTTTCACCACACGCATGTGGTAATACTTCTTTGGGCACTGATCAAACAACGTGATGCTTGAGTAACTCCATGCGGGTGCTTTTTTCATTGGGTGTTTCCTCTTGCTCGAATTTTCTCCACGTACTCCGGCAAAAGCCACGGATCTACCATCTTGGCAATCGCCTCACGCTCATGCTGTGCTACTAGCTTGGCAAAGTCATCTAATTCAACACAAATATCAAATGACTCCATGCCCGCTTCTTTTGCCATACGAACAATATCTTCTCTAGTCATACTCACCATCCCATTCATCTTGAGGCCACACCAGTACAGGTGTATCAATACCTAAGTAACCGCCTTCGATATTGAACTCGATAAACTCACGGGCTTCCTCGGCATCCATACCATCGCGCATCAGAATATCTCTGATCTTCTCAGCGTCATACACCAACACACCAACACGTTGTTGGTCGCGCCATATAAGCGCAGGGCCAATGATTGCATCATCGTAGTGGTCGTACTTGATCATGTCGCACCAACTTTCCCGTTCATCTGCCCATGCAATCTAGGCCAGTGTTTGTTTAGGTTTTCCATCATTTCGTCTGCTTCATACTTACACAACCCCCACTCAAGTAACATAATCATTCCTTGATTAGGTCTTTTTGATCTGTCAAAACATTCCCTAGCTTCATCTAGTGCGGCGCATTGAACATGCCTTAACCAATAGTAATCAGCCAAGTCTACAATTCGTGGTCGCCCTCTCATTTTTTCATCCCCCTAATATAAGAAGCGAAACTTGCTATCGTATCTTGTCCAAATGCACAGCGCATCTCTTCGATTGCTTGAGCAACTTCTTCTATGGTGTCGTTGCGCTTGTCGTCCAGTTGTTCCAGTGTGTCAAGCAACACTTTACGTACTGCTTGGTAATCTTCTTCGTTCATTTCTTCTCCTTTAAACAGATACATGTAAATCCACTTGCGTCATAGCCAATGCCATGACAATACGGGCAATGCTCATCCGTGACCGCAGGGGACACAGGAGCAAATAACCGCTTGATGTATTCAATAAACTCTCTCATTTTCTCTTCTCCTTTTCTGCGTACATTTCCCAAACAATTTTTGCGTTAGTACCCCAAATGTCACCGACCAAATACTTCAACTCTTGATACATATCAGGGTTTGCTGTCTTCAAATGTTCTACCCATTCAACATCAGAGACCATTGGTTTTAGCTCGTCCCACTTCTCACGCAACTCACGATCTGCTTTTGCAATCATGTTATGCGTTGCTATTTTTTCGTCAACCTTTGCTTGTGCCCGTGCCATATCTCTTTGATGTGCGGCGTTACGTTCTTTTGCCCACTGTACTTGTGCCGCTTGCGCTTCTAATTCTTTACCCGCTCTCTTGTCTGACAACAGACGTTGCCCAAGCACCTCTCGCAATTTATTGGAACGTACTGGATGTTTTAAATCACGTACCGCTTTCATTTCAATCTGCCTAATCCGCTCACGTGTTACATCAAACCTAGTGCCAATTTCTTCTAGTGTGTAGTCGTCTGTCAGGCCAATGCCGTACCGTAAACACACTACCTTCTTGGCTCTTGGGGTCAACGTATCCAACACCTCTTCTACACGCTCAACCAATTCTTTCTTGAACACCTCTTCTTCGGGGTCATGACACTCACGATGCTCATACGGTGGGCATGGAATTTCGGGCATCATCCAATCTTCTTTGTACCCGTGGTAGTAATACGCTTTATGCAACTCAGCACTTGCACCCACAAGAGTACCGTAGGGTATGGTGTGCCCTTTAACTATTGCGCCGTGTGCGCGTGGTTTTCTTTTAACAGTCTCCATAACTCTCTCCTATCCCTGCCTCGCAGTTCAATGGAATGCCCTGTGCCCATGATGGTACAAATCGCATGCACTCCATCACATACGCCATAGCTTCCTGTGCTTCTTCTTTTGGTGCCACACACGCTACAGCATCATGAACAGTGAGTACCACACGATACTTCCTGCTGATCTTGATTAGCTGTTCGCCAATGATGCAACGTGCCAAGCCCTGACAAATGTTCTCTGTTAACTTGCCGCCGTATAGCTTCACCGCGCCTTTGCGTGAATCATAAATATACTGGTCTTTTCCATCTTTGTCTCGTACTTTTCGTAAATTTGGGTATCTTTGATACAACCCGTTGGGCATGAGGATTCCCTCTGCACTTATGCTGATACACCCATTACCCCACGTAACGGTACGCTTCTTACTCATAGCATCAATCGCCGTGGAACCGGACTTCCATAGGGTGGGGATACTAGGATAGGTACCACGGTAGGTAGAGATAATCCTTGCAGACTCCTCTGTACTGACCGACACACCGAAAGTCTTGAGTTGCGTTTGGAACTTCGCACTGCCCATGCCATAACCCGCTCCAAGAATGGTGGTTTTGCCAACAAATCTTTCAGACGGGGTGACCTCTTCTCTTTCCTTGCGGTAGATAGCCGATGCCATGATCTTGTATACGTCCTCGCCATTTCTAAATGCCTCCACTAAATCTTTCTGCCCTGCAAACCATGCAAGTACCCGCGCCTCGATCTGCGCAGAATCGCAGTCAATGATCACGTGACCCTCGGGTGCAAGGATGGCCTTCTTTAGCTTCCCTGCGTTTGTGCCACGTGAGGGAAAGTTTTGGAAATTGATCTTGTCAGACCCTCCCCAACGCCCCGTGTGGGCGGCGTAGTAGGAGAGGGGAACAGGTATCTTTCCCCTTCCCGCAATCCCGATGAGACGCTCGGTACGTGTCTCTTCCAACGTAGTCTTGTTACCCAATCGTGCCGCAACAAGTGTCTGTACGCGCTCATCAGGGTGCTCGGCCAAAGCCTTGAACCCTTCATCAGACTTAGCCAAGGCCAACGCTTCCTTACCCGTAGTCAGACTGATCTTCATGGGCGGCTCAACACCTAACCCACGCAAGACTTCAGCAAACTTTTGGTTGGACATCAGGTCTTCAATGTTCGCACCACATTCATCAAGCAGGAGCTTCTTACGATTCTTCACCTCTACAAGATGTTGTTGTAAGAGAGATTCATCTAGGCGGAGCTGTGGCTCTGTGAACATCCGGATCGTCAGGTCAATCAGCTTCAACTCAACCTTCTGAAACATAGGTAGCAGGGTCAGAAACAAGTCGTATGTCAGGTCAACGTCATTGATACAGTACGCCCCATACTCTGCAAGCTGTTGCTCTGAGAAGTCACGCCGCCGCAGGTTAACGGCCTGTAACACTTCCTCACCCTTAACGCCTAGTTCATAGTGCAGTGCCAACTTCTTGAGACTGTTGCCTACCTCGATGCCGTTGATAGCACGTGCCATGCTCAAGGTATCTGCAATAGCTTTTGGTCTGATATCAAAGTGCCAGTTCAATATCGCCATGTCGAACATCGCATTGTGTGCAACCACCATGCTGTTGTCCCAATCGAATTGATGTAACCAAAGGTCGATCTCAGCCAACGAATCACTGCACCATTGTGTAGGCTCATCGTTGACCTTGACCGCCACCCCGATCACCTCGAACCGTGGGTCACGTACATACTCTTCAGTCGTTTGGGTTTTGAACCCCAAGTCCTTAGTGGTGTAGTACGTCTCAAAGTCCAGTGTTATGAGATTCATTCGTCTCTCGCTTTGAGCATTGCTTCTGCTAGTTCATACGCTTTTTGTGCCGCTTCATGTGGGTACAAGTCGTAGTCCCCAGTTAAGAAACTCTGCATAGCCTTTGCCGCAAAGTAATCACGCAAGGTCATGCCGCTTGAAATCTCTGATGGAAATGCCGGTTTGTTCATGTCTGTCTCCTTAAAAGTTCAATCCAAAAAATGCTTTCATGTATGGCTCAAAGTCAGCCACCTTAAAGATACCCATCTCACCCGTGGGTCGAAACCCAATGCCAATGTCCTCACCATCTAACGTCCACAACAGATAGTCACCTATCACAATGGCATGATTTGGTACGTCCTCTAGCTTGTAGGAACCACGGAATTGTCCATCCGCAAATACTTCCCCGAACATACGGGGTGCATGATCGCTCATCGCACACCTCCAAAGATTTGATTAAGTTGTGTGTAAATAAACTTGGCCTCTTCTAACTGCATAGAGTAAGCGCCGAGTGATGTAGAGATAGTGATGTGCAAAGTTGTTGCACCAACAGCCAGTGGGGACGTGACCACGCTTGGGCATGTTCTTACGCACGGCTACTGGAATAGCTGTGTAGGAAAATGTTGTCCTGCCCTTCTCACCATCAGGGGCTACCTCAATGCGATTCACAAAGTTCTTGTCATAAAAACCTTTGAGGATTGCAGGCACATACGTTACGGGTACGGTTGGCATTTCCTTGGCAATGTATGCACGTAACGCTTTACCCGTTATCCCGGGGTTCTTTGAAATCATATCCAACAACGTGTTGGACAGTTGTTTGTTTCTGCTGTCTGTTTCCACGATAAGTTCCTTTACTTCGGTTTGTTTCCACTCTTGAAATGCTTGCTTGATCTTCTCTTCCATTACGGTGTTCATTTGGTTTCTCCTTTTGGTTTTTCAAAGTTCCTTGCCTCAAGTATTTGGTCTATCAATTTATGTGCATCTGCAATGTCTTGTGTTAACGCATCACACCAAGAGCCATCGTCTATGTACCCATCCGCAGACTCAGCGAGACGTTTCAATGCAATCAATAATCTGTTCTCGTTTGTGTTCATCATCTCTCTCCCATATCTATTTCAATCATTAACTTATCAACATCCGGTATGTTGTCCTCATTGACCACGATAGCCGCGCCACCCTGTGCAATGATCTGAGCAATGTTCTTCTCTTGAAGCGCAGTTGTTTTACCTTTCCCTGCTTTACATTCAATCGCAAAGAACTTGCCCTTGTAGCACCCAACTATGTCGGGTACGCCCGATGCACCGTAACCTCCGGTGACGGGGTAGAAGTAGTACGCACCAAACGTTTTGAGTATGGCAACCACTTTAGTTTTGACTTTCTTTTCCGGTGTCATTCTTCTCTCCTTTCAGTTGTGCTTCGTAATGTTTTATAGGTAACCTTGCCTTGGCTTTCAAGTGTTTGCGTAACCAATCAGCACCTCCCATGTCTTGGAATATCAGCCAATCTAAATCTGACATACGCACTTGGCGTCCTATCAGTGGCATTGGTGGTTTAGGTCTTGGCATCCTTCAACCCTCCCACTTGTTAATGATGTCAGCAATACCGCCCTCTTGTACTTTACGTAAGTTGCTACGCTCTTTGAGCATGGCACTGGCTTGCTCATGTGCAACGCTTGCAATCTCTTCGGGCTTGGTTGACTTGGGTGCTTTGTTCAGCATAGCCATCATCGCAAACCCCGCATACAAATCGTATAAGTTACTCTCATGATCGTTCATCGTCCACTCCCAATGGTCAGCGCCAGCGTTGTAAACAACACAACTAAAAAGATTATGTACAGTGCTATCGACACTTGATCTGGGCCTCGTATCCCTAGCAACGCCCGTTGAATCTCTTCTTCATCAGAGTTAAGTTGGTGCATAGGTTTTTTGTACATGCAACCAATCTCAATCCCTGTACTTGTTCTGTATACGTCTTTCATTCTGTCTCCTCTTGATCTGCTTTTAATTCGTTAATCCACTTACCAATTTCTTCATCTGAATAAAAAGTCAGAATCCAATCGGCTAACTCATGTACTGGGTTTTGTAACAGTACGTCATAGATCATATCTAATGAGTCTTTACCATATCGTGCTTCAATTTCTTCGGGTGTCATCTCATCTCTCCTTCTCGGTTAAGTATGTAGTACAAGGTATCGGATACTTTGAATCCTAACTCCGGTACTAAGTCGTTTGTCTCTGCAATACGTAGCATGGATATTGACTCCATGATCCACGGCTCTACATCTTCTTGTGACATGTCTAAACGTTTCATTCCTCCTTTGCTCGGTAACGTGAAGTCATACAAGTTAACTGTCCCATCGTCATTCACTTCCACACGAATGACATCGTTTGTTTTCACGTCACCCCTTTGCATCATCCATGTCCATTCACGTAAGTTTTTCTGTGCCTCGAACTTAATGTGTACCTCGTCAAGTGCCGCCTGTACACGCAGTTTCATTAGATCATCTTGACTCATGCGAACACCCAATAAGTAATGTCTGACACACGGATGCCAACATCCGTAATAGCGTCCCCGTTCTTTGCGATCTGCAACACGGCTAACTTATTACGAACGAACTCAGGCACATCATCCATGCTAGTGCACTCTGTAACTTGCGTCTCATCGGTGAACCTGTACGACAAGCTGTTAGGCTTGACCCACACAAAGCATGCACGGGGTTTGTAGTCCTGCATACGTCTAAGCTCTGCACCTTCTTGGGCTATCAAGTCTACAGCAATTTTAAATGACGGTGTACTTGGTACATACCCCGATGCAATCATGTGAGCAACTTCTTGTGCTATGTCGTTACGTTGGATGCTCAGGCGTTCATGTAGCCTCTCACGTGCGGGTGAGCGTAAGTTTTCAATACCATTAGACAACTGATTACGGCATCTGTCCAAGATGTCATCGTAGCCAAGCGGCTTGAGATAAGTCATCGCAATCTTCAGTGCCTTCTTCATGTCCTTGGACTGACGGATGTTGTAGCCCTCGCTGTGTGAAGCATACTTCTCGTTCTCGATCTTGTCGGACTCCACGCAGTACTGCATATCAGTGCCATCGTGCGCAATAATAATACTGCCTGACCGAAACTCTTTGGCATCAGGGAACGTGATACCCAACTTGTCGAACACGGGTATACCTATTGACTCACCTTCAGCATCACGCTTCCAAAAGACAGTAGATGCTTTATCAACGCACGGCACGATGTTGTAGCGTTTATCTTTGAATGCTTTAAAGAACACCACCATTTCTTTGCGCACGGGTATGTCGCCGATCCAGTGCTCATGGTTGTTCGTACGTGCGGTCTCCACGTTACGTTGGAAGCGGTCAAAACCAATTTGGCCGATGAAGTTTTCTTGCGTAGTTTTCATGATTTACTTTCAAAAGTTTAGGGGGAGGGAGGGAACAGGTCTCTCTGTGAGACCCATACGTTAGTCAAGATGGATGGCCGTACCCATGGGGGGTACAACTTTGTTGCCACCTACGATAGTCCACAGCACGGGGACAGTCCATGTACCCCAATCACCGTAGATATAACCGTCAGTCAAGACGATCACACACTCAGGACGAATCTGATTGTCTTTGAGATACTTGGACACGCATGCCACGTCAGTGCCACCGCCGCCCGCCGGTTTGGTAGATGACGTTAACTTATCAAGTTGTTCCTGTGTGTACACTTCATGTGCTGCGACGTCGGTGTCCCAATACAACAGATCAACTTTCTCAGGCTTGGTGTTGATGCAGATACCCTGCACCTCAGACAAGAACTTGGACAACTCGGCAGTGCCAATAGAACCGGACGTATCAATGGCAACCACGATGCGGCCAACATTCTCAGTGATAGTCGAGGGCATGTACATGTCGTGTTGCAACCATCTACGGCTAACACGTTGCCACGTAGAGATGTCCTTGCCTACAGCAGTGGATGAAACGAACTCACGTAACTGTTCACGCCAGTCAACCTTTGGCTCGATGAGCGCACCCAACTCACGTGACTGATTGCCACCCAACTTACCCGCCATCAGTTGACCCTGACGAATAGCTTGGTTGATGTCCTTGCCAACTTGGTCAATCTCTTCCTGAGACATAGCCTCGCCCGATTCCCAATCGTGATCGTCAAAGCCCTGACCACCTTGGCCACCTTCACCACCCTCGCCGCCGTCATCGTTCTTCTCTTGACGCAAGATGTTGTAGACAGTCTGCGAGTCCATACCCTCGAACCTACGGTCAAGCAACCCACCCTTGGGCAAAGTCACGAACCCGTTGGTACGCTTGCGGATATCGTCAATGATCAAGTTGATCACGTAGTCGCATGCCATGTTAGCGGTGCGGCCATCTTCCTTGTAGAGATGTTGCCACAAGAACATGTGTTGGAATACCTTGTGTAGGTTCTCGTGCATGATGAGGCCACGTAAGTCAGAGTCACACATGTCCTTGATGAACTTGCTACCATACTTGCAGTCGATGCCGTTGGTGCATGCAGTAGGAACATCGTCACGCACTTCGTACTTACCAACCATGATGACAGACGCATACTCCATCGTGTCTTGGTGTCCCATCAGTTCAACGTGTGAACGTTGGATACGTTGCATGGGTGTCAACGTGTTGAGTTGTGTTAAGAATGACATAGGTATTTCCTTTGGTTCATATGATATGAAGTTATTGCTTGGCGAACATGAAGTTGTTGGCTGATGCCCACAGAGCGAACTCGGTGTTACGTGCGGCAACCAAACGTTTGGGGCACTTCTCTGACATAACGCTACGGGCAAACAAACCCTGCGCTTCTTTGGGGATGCGGTTCAAGAACTTCATCCATGCAACGATGTTGCTGTTCTCGATACGGTGCACAGCTTTGGCTACCAACATACATGTAGCGGCGGCAGACGTGGGCACAGTCGCAGTCTCGGGTGACTTGATCAAGTCATCCCATGGTGTGAGTTGTGAGTCCATCTTATCCATCGTCAAGATGTTGTGCATAGCCGCTTCACCCACGGTACCAGCCAGTGCGTGACACATCACAGCATCGCCCAAGATACGGGTATGCTCATACACATAGGCGGCACGTTCCATAGAACGGTGTGTCACGACAGCACCACGCACAGTGCGGGGATCACTGATGTAAACATTCTGCTCGGGCTTCTCGTAGTCCTCGAACGATGCAAACATCTCAGGGTACTCGGCCACAGTGCCGATGATGACGGGGTTGATGCCCGTAGGTATCGCATAGTCCTCGATCCATGTCTGTGCGTCAGACTTCTTGACACGAACACGGGTCACCCTATTGAGAGCATGTGGCGGCACGTTGTCACCTAGTCCCTCGACAGACAAGTTGGTTGTACCAAACACGACACTACCCTCGGTCAGTTGGTCAACGCCTAGACCACGCTCATTCATGAGACGTAAGCATGCGTTCATCACACCACCACGTGCCTTGCCGATCTCGTCCAACATCATGACAACTTTCTTGCCTTTGAAGTGGAACCCGAACTCTTCGTTGGGTATGAATGAGCACACCTCATTACCGTCTATGGTACGGATCTTGGGAACAATGAAGTCACCAACATCTTTGGTAGTGATGTCCACGTAGCAAAAGAACGCGTCCTTGAACTGAGGATATGACTTGAGCATCTTGAGGATGGCAGACTTGCCGATGCCCATCTCGCCCTGCACTAGGACAGTTTGTTTGTCGCCCACGGCGGCGATAAGGTCAGCACATTGTTTGAGAGTGATTGAGTTGTACATGATAGTTTCCTTTGGTTAATATGATATGAAGCAAGATGTAATTATACGTTATAGATCGAACTTAGACAAGATACTATCTACTTTACGTTTGGTCTGTTCACGCAGTGAGTCGCTGTCACGTAGTGCCTCGGCATCTACGCCACGCATAGCATCTTCGAGTTGCTTGCGCATCTCATCCATACGTGAGTCGTTGGTGATGTTGAATGATTTCAACAGGCCACAAATCTCGATGGCATTCTCGACAAGAGAGTCACGGAAAATCTTACGCTTGCCATCCTCACTGTCTTCGAGTCGCTCTGACATACGTGACAGGCAGTCATGCAGTCGCTCCCATGCCTCGGTCATTGCACCCTCAACACGTTGCTGTAAGACAGATTCATACTGAGCTTGCAGTTGCTTGAGTCCATCCTCACCGATGTCTACACGAAAGTCACCCGCTTGTGGCAGTGGGATCATGCTGTACCGGAACCCGAACTTGGCCTCGATGGTCTCACGTGTGGGGTAGTCCTCACGATTGAACAGGTCGCCTAGTTGAAAAGCCGCCGCCGCTACCAGTGTGTCGTAGTCACTGAGAAAGTTGTTGACAGCAGAACTGAACTGGCCTTCGTAGTCAGTGAGCCGATCCTTGAACTCAAGAAAATAGGCCATGTTCAATATGCGGTCGCCGTTGTCACCCCATGGTTGCGTCACACTGTACATCCATCCACGTATGGCATTGGCGATCTTGGTGATCTCGGTCAGCTTGCTTGACCCTGCCAACAAGTTCTTGTGGTAGTTACCCGCACGGGTCTTCGTGCTGTTTTGTTGATCCACCTCTTCGGACACACGCTTGTCCAGTTTGCGGCCAGTCCAAACGCTTAGACTGAGGTTGACGATCAGTGCCGATGATGAAAGTTTGGACACACTGAAGTTGCCAAGGTCGATTGCAAAATTACTCATGATGATTCCTTTCGGGTTGTGGTAGCTTCATATGATATGAAGTTGTACCGATTACTTACACAATTAACTAACACAGACTTAACTATAACAGGTTGACAGGTGAGTGTCAAGTTGTGGCCGATCAATTCGGTCTCCAGTACAAGAGATCAAGTAGCAGTACGATGACGCAGAGTAAGAACACTACCCGCTCAAACTTTTCTCCACGTGTCATGCTTGATCCTCGTGCGCACCAGTCAAGGCTTTGAACTCGGCTTCGATACGTTCTAGCTTCCACTTGAACTCTCTGAGCATGTCGCGCTTGGTGTCGTAGCCCAATGACTTGTAGGACTCGCCATTCAGTTGGTCGCACACGTCAAAGTAAATTTCTTGTATGTGTGTCAATGTGTTGTGATGTGTGCTCATACTGTCACCTCTCTCCAAGTTAAGGGTTGAATCATTCCGGTCACGCCATTGTTCTTGACCTTGATCATGTCATCCACGTGGAGCATGGTCGTGGCAGTATGTGGGTGAGATTGCGTCTTGTGCTTGGATGTCGTCACGCTGTACTTACTGGCGTTCTCAAACCACATGTCAGTACGCACCTCGTAGATAAACAGTGGCCAGTGGCGGTCGTATGAATAGACCACGTAACGGGCATCGTTGGTGTCGGTGTTCTCGTCACGCAACCACTCTGACCAAATGTTGTTGGCCTTGAACTCTTTTAGGTTCTTGATGTAGTCACGTGTTTCACGGTTACTTACTCTTGCTTTCGTCATGATGATTCCTTTGGTTGTGCTTCATATGATATGAAGCTGTTAACTGATAATTCCCAACGAGATATTTCTCGCTACAACATGTTTTCACGTGTTGAGCCTCTACTATAACACAAACTGTCTTACTTGTCAAGTTGTGACTATGTGTTATATGTGCTTGCTGTGTAACGTTTTATTCAATTAAGCAACAAAGTTCTGTGAGCACAGAATAAAGCAAAGCCAGTACTGGCGCGGGTTGCGGGGCGGTTTTGGGGTAATGTTCTAATATTCTGCTGTTTTGAGAGATAAGAGAGAAACATGAGAAAGAGCGTGAGAGATCACGTGAGAGAAAGAAAAATGGGGGAGAGTTGGTAGTTTTTGAAATTGTCTCTTCATATATATTTTTTTACAGAATAATAGAATAATAGGGGAAAATCCTCTGCAAGTGCTTGATTTCATTGGGTTTGTAATATTCTGTTGCCACAGAACTTTCTTGCATAATTGAATAAAACGCTATGCAGTACTGCCTTGCACCATCTTGACACTTCATATCATATGAAGATGTGTCCACGTAACACGTTGCAACCTTACGCAGGGGAATTCCCTATGCGTGATTACGGCCCGCATCAAGGGAACAGTTATCAGTAATATCTTGTATAGCTTCATATGATATGAAGCAACATAGAAAACACACAGCCAACAAGTTGTAGTGTGATTGAAAAATAAAACACGTGGCAACTTCTTTGTAGGATGATTAGATTTCGCGTCTTACGGCCCGCATCGAGGGAACAGTTATCAAAACTTTTCCACGTGGAAAAGCATGTGGGTAATGGAAAAGTATTCATTGGGAAATTTTGGGCGAAAAAAAACCCCACCGAAGCGGGGTTCTTAGTGGCCGGATTATTCGGCGATTTCATCGCCTTCGGCTTTGAAGTAATCTACAAAACCTGC